ATCCAAAATCAAAACCGCGGTAGACCTTCCAGCTCCGCGGTATCAAAAATGGCTTTATAACATGGGTAAAGCACCTGTCCAAGTAATGTGCAGGGTCATTTTTCCACTCGGAAAACACCTGACCTGCAAAGCTGTCCCAATCGCCGTAAAGAAGTGCATTTTTCTCTTTTTCCGGAAGCAGAGAGAGATTTGCAAGGTAATTGGGATCATTTTTCAGCAATTCCTCATTGTCAAAAACCGTCGAGGGAACAAAAATCCTGCTGCGCTCCATTTCGATAAGCTTGCCGTTTGGGTCTGCAACCTGCATCCGTGTCTTGATGGGAGTGAGGGGAGGTGCGGCTGTAATAAATCTCTCCTTGACCCAACTGTGCCCTATGCCTCCGGGATTGGTGGTTGCTCTAATGTAGCATCTTGTACCTTCCCCGGACGGACGGTTACGGGAAAACATATACGAATACTCCTCCCATGTAAAATGTGTAAGCTCATCAAAGGCAATAAAGTCATAGCGTTTTCCCTGATAGTTAATCCTGTCCTTGGTATGCTGCATGGCACCAAAATATATTTTGGCACCCGACGGAAACTGCCAGAAATGCTTGCTGTCGTTATATACCGCCTTTGGATAAGCGGCACTGTACAGAGTTCTGCTCCTGTCTATAAGCTCGGAGAGCTGAGGATAGGTTTTTCTTAAAATTAATCCTCTGTAATGTCCGATATGCACCTGTCTAAGTGCCTCGGTAAGCAAGGCATCGGATTTGCCTCCGCCTGCCGCACCGCCGTAGAGTGCCTCATACTCTCCCCGTGACTGAAATACAGCCTGTTTACTTTGAGGCGTCCATATAGCTGCCTTGCTCATAATCCCTTTCCTCCTCCAAAACATCGCTTATGAGGATAACGCCTGCCTCCTCCTCGTCGGCAGGCGTATCTCCGGTGATGCTCATGTGTATATCCTTTATATCCTTGAGTGTAGACACAAGCTGCTTGAGCCCCATTTTGTCGATCATACCGTCTATAACCTTGATATCCTCTTTTTCCTCCACAACCTCATTTATGGGTTTTTTGGTGTCATAGTCATATTCTACGGTTTTGGTCTTCTCCTTGTTTTTGACAATACATCTGTCAAGCTCGGCAATGGATTTTTCTATCTTGTCCAGCAGCGAATCGCTTATGCTGAGTATCCTCTCCTCACGAGACACAAAGCTTTCATTGCCGCCCCAAGCTGTCTCTGTGTTATTCACGCCTTCACCTATATGGCGGCTTCGGCGGCTATGGCTTCGTTTTGAAGCTTAGTCTGAAATTCCACTGCAAATCCGCTCTGCTTCTCACTGTTGGCAAGTGCCTCGGCATACTTACGGGGAATGCTTACCTCTACGCCCCTGGGCACCAGCATGCCAACACCGTTTACCGCCACGAATACATCATCCTTGTATCTGTTGTTATCCTTAAAGAGCTTAACCGTGACAGGCTGATTATAGTACTCTTTGACGTTAAATTCTTTCTCTGCTGATTTTTCAGCCGTTGTTTTCTGTGCCATTTACATCATCCTTTCTAATTAATCAGTTTTTACCGCCTTCAAAGGTGGAGGCACTTTCCAGTCTGACAATATAGTTATCCACCAAAAGCTCACATGCCTTGGTTCCCTTCCAACCGGCAGTGGCTCTCTGATTGAGCGGGTCTGCAGTTCCGCCTGAGCCAAGCTGCTTGACAATATGCTCAAGACCGCCTCCGACAACCTCGGTTACACCATAGCCGTTGGCACCCAAAATCAATGTGGAATATATATCTCTGCCATATGCTCCGGCACCGTCGGGATATATAGTATCGCCTGATTCCGGCACAAATGCCAGGGGAATGGTTACAGAGCTCTCTAAAAAAAACATGGTCTTGGTGGAAGGAGTCATGCCTCCCACAACAACCGGGTAGATCTCATCCGAACCGGTTGTGGCATTTTTATTCTGTATATGGATTCTTCTGCCAACCATTGCGGCAGCATCCTCATCACTGATAGTGTCAGTATAGGTTATCTTAAATCTGCAGGGAGAGCCGTATGTAGCCGAGGTATCGGTTCCGTCATTCCAAAAGCTCTTAATTGTAAGTGTTCTGGTATTGGAAGCAAGGTCATCTGCATGGAAAATTTTTGCTTCTGTACTCTCTACAAATCTGACACCGGCAATCTTGCCGATTTCTCCGGTAAAGATATTCTCACCGCCTGCATACTTGTTGACATCCACCCACTCGGGGTCACGCATAAGGTCGTATGCCACATCGGGATGAATAATTGCAACATAGCCACCCTCGATTTTGGGCGCATTCTGCGACTTAAGAAATCTTGCCGCCTTGTATATATCCTCCACGGTGATTTTTGAATCCTCTTTGAGATAGGTTCTGCCCTCTTTTCCTCCTGCATACATTACATTTGTACCGGAGTTGAGCACCTCTCTTGTAACGGTATCAAGAGTACTTCCTGCCTGACTGCCCAAAAGCTTGGTTGTCTCTACAAGAGTATTATCCACCGCCGTAAGCATGAGTACATCTGAAAGTGTTACATAATATCCGTACTGAGCCACATCCGCCGTTACATTTGTTACAGACAAGCTTCCGCCGTTTGGAGTTATACCCTCCGAAAGAGGCTTGGATGCCTTGCTGAATGGTACAAACTTGCGAAAATTAATGGTTTTTCCGCCGTTTGCAGGAATGGGATGCTTCTGTGCAAACTGGTCGTGAACCAGATTTGGAACAGCGTTATCAATGAGATAATCACTGTAATAGGTTTTCATTTCGGCACTTAGGCCTGTAGTGGTATTGGGATTCATTTCAAAGTTTTCTGCCATTTATTTTCCTCCTTTAGTATCTTGGTCAAAAGGTTATTTTTTCACCCCTTGCCGCTCTTCTGGCTATTTCTTCTCTCTCCTTTGCAGAAAGAGAGGATACATTGTTTTTGAGTATTGCGGAGCTTCCCGAGGAAATGCCGTTTTCAGCAGGTCGCATGGCTCTTTGTCTTATGGCATCCGTGGTCTTTTTTTCGGCATCTCTTGCGGCTTTTTCAACCAATTCGTTGTGATGAACCGCCTCATAGGCTGTTTTAAGGTCAATTCCGCTTTTGATAAGCGAAACAAAGGACGGATTTTTTGCCTCGGAGAAGATATCAAATTCGGGATAGCTTTCCTTTAGGGTCATGCTCTCGGAATACCATTTTTCCACAGCTTCGTTTGCTTTGGCTGCAGCATTAAATTGACGCTCTCTTGCCATATAACGTTTGTTTTCACTTTCGAGCCTTCTTATGTACTTGTAATCCTCTATGCTTATTCCCCGCTTGTCGGCTTGAGCCGCAAGATAAGCATTATCGGACTCAATTGCATTTTTAAGCTCTCCGATGCTTTCTACATTATACTTGTCAAAAAGCAGCTCCACAATTTCGCTGTTTTGAGCATTTTGTTCCTTGATACGGGCATTCTCCCTGAATCTTCTGCTTAAATTCTCCTTAATTCTTTCCTCGTAAAACTCCTTGTAATCCCCCTTGATGAGCCGCTCAAATTCGGCACGCATCTCGGCTTTGGATTTTTTTGTGTCGACTTGGACGGTGTCTGATACACTATTATTACTGTTGTCGGTTGTATGTACACTCTGACCGTCGGCATCCTGCTCACCCTTGGGCACAGCGGAGTCCCCTTCCAAGCTCACCTTGGTTTCTGCTGTTTCGGCTGAGGTTTCAGCCGGGATTAATTCTTTTTCCATTTTTTCTCCTTTCGTCTTTCCGAAGTGTCGTAATATCTGCAGTCTTTCCCGCGAGTCACCTGCTGCAAGTCCGAGGCAAAATATTATCTTGCCTTGGCTCTGAATCTATTATATATTATTTGCACATACAATTTCGCATACTGTTTCAAACAAATTTAAAACCCCGTTTTTTTCAGCTGTGATGCGGCTTTGCGAAGATATAGCTGTAAACAAAATATGAATATCACATTAAATTTTTAAGATTTTGTTGTAATAAGCCTCTGCTTTTGATACAATGTTTTATAAAGAATACAGCCGATTGCGAAATAACAATCATACAAGTACATTCTGCAATCGACTGTTTCAAAGAATACGAAGGGAGAACAACATGAGCATAAAAAGAATTATATCATCGGCACTCTGTGCTTCATTTATATTTACAACCTGTGTACATGCATCCATACTTGGTTCCGAGACGGTAAAGCACTCACGTCTTGATATAGGTCCCGGCGCCACGCTGGAAACCAATGTGTTTTACAGCGACCAGGCAGGGGTGGGATATCAATCAGAATACTTTGTGGAATACACACCCAACGATACCCTTGTACCCATAGTAATAAACGACTCCATATACGGCAGAATCTCTGCATCCGGTATGGCAGAATCCGTAACCTCACAGGGAGGCTATCCCACTATGCTGATGAATTCGGAC